CATGAGGGCCAAGCCGGTGGCGGCCTTGACCAGGCCGCCGTCGCCCCGCGCGGCCCGCGCGGGCGCGATCGGCGCCAGCACCGAGTCGATGGCCGACTCGAGTCCGCCCAGGCCCTTGAGCACGCGCAGGGCGCCGCGCTGTGAGGTCCAGTTGGGCAGCGCGGCCAGACGGTCCACGCCGGTCTGGGCCAGCACGGCACCGCCGAAGAAGCTGATGCAGTCATTGGCGCGCTTGCCCCATGCGAACCCGGTTCGCATCCGGGACTCGATGAACGCCACCAGCGCGTCGTGGTCGCGCGCCTGATCACTCGACATGTGCCGCCAGCCCCGTGTGTTGGTAGAAGTTGCTGATCAGGGCGTTCGGCACGGCCGAGGCGGCGCGCTGGGGCGGCTTGCCACCCCAGTTCAGGGTGATCTCGCCGGCATAGGCGACTTGCTTGAAGCCGCCATCGGATCCGACGATCAGGCGTTGGTCCGCGTCCGTGCGCATCCGGCCCGATCGACGACCCAAACCCCGCACCGAGCCCTCGATGTTGAGCGTGACGGTCGAGTTGCCGCCGATCTCATCCTCGATCGGCATCCGGTCACAACGACCCCGTAGCGCGACCTTCGCCGACAGCAGGGCGGAGCCGGTCTGGTCGAACAGCAGCTCGTAGAGGATGGCCGCCGCGCCGCGCACCGACAGCGTGTCGACCAAGGCCAGGACATTGGGATCGACGCCCGAGAGCGTCAGGGTCGCCCCTTGCTCGGCGGTGCCCAGCTGGCCCCCGGCGACCGACGCCAGGCCCCGATCGCCGATGGGCTGGAAGGTCTTGCCGTCCAGCTCCAGGACATAGTGACCGCCCCAGACGCCCCAGGGACCCGTGGACAGCTCCAGGTACACCGCGCCCACGGCCAAGGCCGTGCCGTCGTCCAAGGCGGCCTGGGCGGCTTCCGAATAGGTGTGCATGGAACAGCCCTCAGGGCAGGAGTTGCTGCAGGGCCTTGATCTGACCCGTGATCGCGGTCTGGCGGGTCTTGCCGCCGATCTGGATTTCGCCGGGAACCAGCTTCATCAGGCAGTTTGGTCGATCGAGATTGGCCACCGCGCCGACCGGGACGTCCCGGTAGAGGGGCGGCTCGATGGTGACCACCAACTGGCCCGCGCCATTGGCCACCAGCGGCACGTCAACCGACCGCACGAGCGCCCGGCGAGCCTGGCCGCTGGTGACCCACTCGAAGCCCGCATAGTCGCCCCAGGTGAACGCGAAGCCGGCGGGCAAGCCCGTGAGGGTCAGGACGTCGCGCGTGCCGTTGACGGACCAGGTGATCGCCTTGCCGTCGAAGGCCCCGCCGCCGGCCCGGACCATCCCGCCAAAGCCGTTGGGATAGGCGCGGGGGAACGGGCGAGCCTGCTCGCAGCCGAAGAACAGCCGACCCGGCCCGCGCTGGGCGGAGACCCAGGCGCGCCACTCGTCGGCCCGATCCTGGCCGACGGTCGGCAGGGTCCAGTCAGCGCCCCAGAGCGGAAAGCCCGCCGTGATGCCGCCCAGACGCCCGACGGCCTCCGGCGACAGGAAGTCGACTCTCTGGATTTCGAACGACTCTTTGGTGACGCCGGCCGAGGGCATGGCGCGGGGAAAGATGATCGCCATGCCCTACGCCATCCTAATCGTGCGACGCGCCAGGCCGTCATTCACCGCGGACGTCACGCGGCTCTGGAAATCGGCTTCCATCGCCGCCAGCTGGGCGCGCAGACGCCCGATCTCTTCGCTGTCGCCTCCCGTGACGGTTAGAACCGGGGCAAAGGTCGCCGAGACGCTGACAGGACCGTTGCCTCCGCCGGTGATCGCGGATCGGGCCTGCATGGCGGCGCGGTCGTTGGCGGCGGCCATGGCGACCGACGACTGGTGATCGTAGACCTTCGCCCCCTTGGGAAGGTCGATCAGTTCGGCGCCCTCCTCCCCCACCCAGGTCAGACCGCCGCGCCAGTTGTCGGTGCCGTTGGCGTTGGCGCCGAAGTACTGCGCGGCGGCGTTGACGGCCATGTCGATCCAGCCCGACTTGGAGCCGTCCTTCTTCCCGAACGCGGCATTGGTGATGCTGTCGGCCAGGGCCGAGGCGGCGGCGTACTTAAGGCGATCGGTGAACACATCGAAGAAGTCGCCGCCGGTCATGCCGGCCATCAGGCCATCGTGCAGGGCGTCGCCCGAGCTGATCCGCAGGTCTTCGATGAACGCGGTCGTGGCCGTGTACGGGATGATGTCGGCCCCGCTCAGCGCCTTCGACAGGCGCTCGCCCGACGTCATGAACTGGTCCTTGGCCAGCTCGGCGTCGGAATAGGATTTGCGGACCGCCTCGAACTCCGCCGCCATTTCGGCGGCGACTTGCTTGTTGGCGTCCCGCCAGGCAACCGCCCAACTGACGCCATCGCGGGTCGCCGCGACGATCAGTTGCTGGATGCGAAGCTGGCGTTCGGCGTAGTCGATCGACGAGGGGTCGTTCAGGGCTTTGGCGATGTCCAGCTGGCCGCGAAGGCCCTGGGTCTTGAGGTCTTGCGCCCGTCGCTCGGCCTCGGCTGCCTCGCGGGCTTCCCTGGCCTGCTCGCGCGCGTCCTTGGCGGCGTCCGAGGCCGCATGCCGCTGCGCACGGGCCAAGGCGGCGGCTTGTTGGGCCGCCGTCTTGTAGCCAGCGCCCAATGCGCCGATCTGGCTATCCAGTTCCTTCAGGGCGGCCTTGCCGGCGGCGTCGTTGACGCCCAGTCCGACCAGCTTCTCCCGATCAGCCTTCAGGTTGGCCAACTTCGTGTCGTTTGGATTGTACTTGTCGACCAGGGCCTGACGGTCGGTGCTGGTCTGGCTCAGGGTCGCCGTCCGGAGACGATCCATACCGGCGACGTAGTCTTTGTAGGCGTCGTCGATGATCTTCTGATTGGCCTTCCGCATCTCTTGGATGATCGGGCCGTCGCCCTGGCCTGCAAGGCTGGCCAGGGCCGCGCGCGCGGTCGACACGCGTTCGGCGGCAGAGCCGCCGGTGATCATCCGATCGACGGCCTGGCCGACCTTGTCAAAGGCGTTGGACGCCTCGGTGGCCAAGCCCTTGAAGGCGTGGCTCCAACCTGTCGTGGCGTCCGACGCGCTGAGCAGCGAGCCTTCGAGCCGGTCGACAAGCAACGCTTGCGCCTCGGCCTCATGGCCTGCGCGCGCCAAGTTCTCGATGTGCCGCAGCTCGCTGGCGTCCAGGAAGTGCAGCTTGTCGTTCAGGTCCGCCGCGCCCTTAGCCGGATCGGCGAAGGCCGCCCCCAGCTCTTTGGTTGCCGCTGTCGCGTCCTGGCTCGTGGTCAGGGCATAGCGCTGCGTCAGACCGATCAGGTCTTCGAGCACCTGGCCACTGATCCGCCCCGTCTGAACGTAGGCGACGCCCGCCTCTCGCGCGGCGCGGATGCTGATCTCTCCCGCGCGGGCTCCAGCTTCGGCCGACTGGGCCAATTGCTCAGCGGTCATTCCTGAGGCTGCGCCAAGCCCTTGGGTGGCGACCGTCAGTTTGATCGTCTCCGCCTCGTACTGGGCCTGGGCAACGGCCAGGGCAATGACTGCGCCAGCCGCCGCCGCGACGCCGACGCCCAAGGCGATCATCGCGCCCGAGGCCTTGAACCCGCTCGTGGCCAGCGCGTCCAGGATTTGCGGCCCCTGCTGGATGGCGATCATCGCGGGGTCCATGCCCATCGCCGCCGTGGTGAACACGTCCGCGCCCTGGCGTAGGAGATTCAGTCGGCCGGAGCGCTGCTGGCGGGTCATGCCGCCGTTGGCCGAGGCTTCGAACACGGAGGCCGAGGCGGCGGCCGAACTGTATCGCGCGTTGTCGTTCACACCGAGGATGGCGTTGAACTTGGCCTGATGCTCCTGCTGGGTCTCGTACTCGCGCGCCGCCTTGGCCATTTCTTTGTACTTGGCCATTTGACGCACGGCGGCGTCCTCGGCCTTCTTCGCGGCGACGGCGGCGGCGTCGAAGCCCTCTTCGATGGCCTGGCCGGCCTGCTGGCCGACCGTGGCGACCTCGGCGAAGTCGCGTTTGACCTCGGCCTTGCCCTCGGTGTTCAGGCGGATGCCGACCTGGCGGGTGGTCATGTCCGTGGCCTCCAGGCGAAGACGATGTAGGGCTCGATGTCCGCCGCGACCTCGATCGTCATGGCGACGTCGACATCCAGGCTCTGGGCGACCAGGGCGACGGCGGGAAGATCCAGGGCGTAGGGTCCGTTCACGTCGCTGCGCAGCTGGCGCTCACACAGCTGCAAGGCCGCCCAGACGGCCTTGCCCTCCTCGGTCAGGCAGGCGTTGCGGAGGTTGGGACACTTGTCTTCGACTTCGGGGCCGTCGCAGAGACCGGGGCACGCCGCGCAGAAGTCGCGCCCGCCCCACGCTTCGCCGATGTCGTCTTCTTGGCCTTCGCCGCCGCCTTCGTCTTTCGCGCCCCCGCCGCCGGCGTACCGCCAACGGGCAAGGGCGCGGATACGTTTTTTTCCGCATCCCGCGTCAGGATCGGGATGACGAAGCCCTGGTCGATGGCGCGATACGCCTCCGGGACCTCGGTCATCAGAAGCTCAAGGCTCTCCTGCGTCAGCTCCAGCGGCTGCCCGTCCTCGTCGCCCACGCCCTCCCAGGACAGCGCGCCCCAGGCGGCCAGCGCGACCGTGAAGGCGACGCTGGCGTCGGCCGAGTCACCGCCGGCCTCGACGACTACGCCGGCCGCCCGGCGGCCGGCGACGACGCCGGCCGTGGGCCTGTCGGACCGGAAAAGGATGGCCGCGCCATCGGGCAGCGCGACCCGGATGTCCGGGCGGCTGGAACGAACTCTCAGCATGGATGGAACCCCGAGGGTTGGAGGATGCGAACCAGGTTCGCGTCAGTAGGCGGCGACGTCGTTGACCAGGGTGACGATCAGGGCCTGCTGGCCGAGGGCCTGGTAGGCCAGACAGTTGAAGGTCCGCTGGACACCGGCCGGTCCCGTCACGCCGCGCTTGGTCTTCGGCAACCGAACCGAGGGCATACGGAACGTCAGGCTTTTGCCCGCGCCCTTCGACCAGCCGATCGAGGCGTCCACCACCTGCTTGAGGGCGGCGCGCTGATCGAGGCCCCGATCCTTGAAGCGGACCGTGAACGACGGCGTGATCGAGCAGACCGCCCCGTCCGCGCCGTCGATACGGCCGTCACCGCGAACGTTCTCCGCCTTCTCCAGGTTGTTGCTGAAGTTGAAGTTCGCCGAGACCACCTCCGCCAGCGGCACCCCGCTGTCGGTGATTTCACCCGTCGCCTGGGCGAACAGTTCCAGCACCATTTCGGCCAGCGCACCGGCGGTGCTGGCGTCCACCAAGTCGGTTTCGCCCTGGCAGATCAGATTAATCGCCGCGCGCAGACTGCCAGACCGCTGCATCGCGATGGCCAGGGTGTTGGCCATGGCGCCGTAGTTCGTGCCGAAGGCGGGGACCTCGGGGTTGCCGATCTCGATGGCGGCGTCGGGCAGGACCTGGGCGCCCGAGACGAAGACGTGGTTGTAGGGGCCGACCGCCGAGCCTCCGGAGAGCGTCGCGCCCGACACCGTAGCGTTCGACGTGCCGCCGGCCGCGATGGTCATGGCGTTGCCACCCACGCCGATCGTGTCGTGCGTGATCTTGATGGTCGAGTAGGTGCGGTCGGTCGAATAGCTGGCCGCCATCACCCCGGCTACGACGCTGGCGTTCAGCGCCCACACCGCGTTGCGGATCGTTTCGGCCAGGGTGGCTCCGATCAGGATTTGGTTCGCGCCCGGGTTGGCAGCCTTGAAAGTGAAGGCTTGCCCGCCGACCGTGATCGTCGCGTCCACCGCCGGCTGAGCCGAGAAGGTGTAGAGCCCAGTCGCGGCCACGCCCTGGGTTGTGGTCGGCGCGCCGAACAGCAACTTCAGCCAATAGCCAAAGAAGCGCACGTCGATATGAACCGAGACGTCCCCGTCGTTGTCGACAGGCCCCTCTTCAGGAGCCTGGGGATTGCGGCCCAACCCCAGTACGCCAGGGTCCGTCAGCTGCTGCTCCTCGCCCAGGTTGGACGAGCCGAACGGCATCTTGGTGTAGCCCCCGGCCGCCGGGATCGCCCCATAGACGCCAGTGGAATTGAAGGCGAACGCCATCACGGCGTTCGCGCCGAAAGCGCGGCGACCCATGTTCAGTCTCCAGAAGAAAGGGCGCTCAGCCCAGGGGATTGGAAGTGGTGTAGGTGACCAGGACGTCGACCGTGGCCCAGGTCAGGGAGGGCGCGCCCAGGGTGTCGACCTGGTCGGTGTTGGGGGCCTCGGCCTCCATCCAATCGGCCAGGCCGCCCAGGAACGGGTCGCGGGCGATGCGGGCGGCGAACGGCTTGAGCATCGTGGTCAGGGCGGCGCGCGGATCGTCGGCTTGGAACGGCGCGATCTCCAGCCCGATCCGGTGGGTATAAATCCAACGCTGGGGCGACAGGATCACCTCAGGGTCGCCGGGGTCGCCGTCACGCATGACGACCAGGCCGCCGGGCTCCATCCGCGTCGGCTTGCTGGTGTCGCCCGCGCCTGGGCGGGTGACCTTGGCGCTGCCGAATTCCTCGTCGAGCATGGCCTTGAAGGCGGACAGCACGGTCGACGGCGTCGCTTCCATGGTCATCTCCAGTGCTTGGTCAGCAGGGCTGGGTGGCGGTTGGCGGCGCGATCGGCGGCGCTGTCGATGTCGTAGCGCTTGGCCAGTCGGACCTGGCGCACGAGGATGAACACCACGATGGTTTGACCGGCGGGGCCGTAGAGCTTGCTGCCCCGGCCCTTGGGCTGATACCGCGCCGCCCGGCCCAGGGCGTCCCGCTTGGCCGTGTCGACCACCAGCAGGCTGGGCTTGTTGTGTTGGTAGATGAACCGAAGCTTGAGCCCCGTCCGCCTCTCGAAGCCGCCAGGCGTCACCCGAGCACCCTGCCTGGGCCCACGCGACCCGAAAGGCGCCGCGTCCCTGGTCGGCGCTCTCTTGCCCGCCGCAGCGGTCGGGATGGCCAGCCAGGCCCCGCCGTCTCGAGTCCGAATGGTCACGCCACGGTCGAAGGCGTCGATCAGCACAGGGGCCTTCGTCCAGACCCAGCCGGCGGGATCGAGGCTGTTCTGCCCCTGCGGGTAGACCTTGGATTTCCAGGTCTTGCCCAGACGGTTGCCGAGACCGGCGGCCTGGACGATTTCGCCCAGGTCCACCTTGAGCAGCTGGGTTCCCTCGACCATCGCCGCCGTCACGAAGCTGGCGACGTCCTCCTCCAGCTCGGAGTAGGCGTCGGCGAAATTGTCGACGCCCGCCCGAACGCGCATCAGAACGCCTCGGTTTGCGCCTGGCAGACCCAGTCCAATCCGAACCGGGTTCGGATCGGCTCGCCGATGATGCTGTAGGCCTCGGCGCGGGCCGGAATACGCAGGAAGTCGCCCTCGCGAGGCGCGGCGACCTCGGTCGGCCGCACGCGGAAGATCGCGGTGCCGACGATCACCTGGCCCTGGCCGAAGTCCTGCATTTCGGTGTCGGTCAGGCGGATCACCGTGACCGGCAGCTTCTCGCCGCCGGCCACGGGGTCCCATTCGGCCGCCTCGCCAAAGGTGCGATAGACGCTGGCCTGAAGGCGAGCGTCCCGGTCGGCCACGCTCATGGTCAGATCGTCGGCATCAGGCGGACCTTGCCGGCGACATCGGCCGCCAGCTGGTCCGCGATGACGACGCCGGCCTTTTGCAGGGCGCCGGCGGTCTTGGTGAAGTTCTTGGCGGCGTCATCCCAGTAAACGACATCGCCGGTCGCCCAGGCCTGGCCGGCCACCTTGACGATGTTCCAGCAGCCATTGACCCTGCCCGCGAAGGGCTGACCCGCCGCCGCCGTGATCTGCGGTACGGCGATGATCGAGCCGATCTTGACCGGTGCGCCGGAGACCACGCCGCCAGCGGGGGCGATCAGGTCGAGGGTGTTGCCATCCGAATGGTAGTTCTTGCTCATGACCGTTCTCCTGTTGAGGTCTGGTTTGCCGGTCAGTCCGGTTCCGGCGCGGACATCGGACGCCCCGGTCGGGGCGTCGGAGATCGGCGCGAGAAAAGGAGGGGCCGCCCGAAGGCGGCCCCAGTCGGGAGGATGAGTTAGGCGCCGGGGTTGCGTTGGCCGTAGCGGAAGTCGGTCGCGCCGCAGCCGAAGTCATGCTCCAGGCTGACCTTCACGCCCTGTTGACCGAAGACGTCCTCGATCTTCAGGCGAGGAGCGGTGAAGCCGTCGAGCAGGCCCCAGACCCAGTTCGTGCCGAACACACGGTCGACGTACAATTCCCAGGCGTTGCCCGCGAGTTGACCGCCGACCACCAGGTCCAGCTTTCCGGAGAACGGGTTGGCCTTGGCCACGTCGTTGACCACCACCTGGGCCAGCGCCATTTCGCCTTCGGTTTCCTTGTCGGGCGTCACCAGCAGGGTCTTGGGCGCGTAGCCCATCTGCTTGCCCGACAGGTTTTTCTGCTTGCGCTGAGCCGCGCGCAGCTTGCCCAGGTTGGTGGTGTCGATCACCGTACCGGGGGCGGCCAGGTTGCCGTGGTCGGCGTGGAAGACGGTCTTGCCGTCTTCGACCAGCGTCGGACCGAGGCCGGCGTTCTGGGCTTTCATGTCGAAGAAGGTGATTTCCTCGAACAGCGCCACGGCCATGCCTTGGTTGTTTAGCACCTGGTCGATGGCGCCCAGGTGGTCGTTGACCAGCAGCTGACGCGACAGGCCAAACTGGATGCCGTAAGGCACAACGTAGGCGGTTTCCTTCTTCTCGCCGAAGGTGCCGAACTTGATTTCGCCGGCCTCGTTGACCTTCTGCAGGGTCGGGAAATCGCCCGGACGCAGGACGTCATGGGCACGGAAGTCCATGAAGCTCATCTGGCGGGCGATCTGGCGATAGACCGGCTCGGCGACTGCGTAGTTCTCTTCCAGACGGGTGTTCAACGCTCCGCTCAGCAGCGAGGGGAAGTCGCTGGTGGTGTGGAATGCGCGTTCGAACACGCCGATGCGGTCGGCCGCGGAGCGGGGCATTTCGCGCTCGCCCAGCACCGTGGCGGCCATCTCGGACAGGCTCAGGCGCATGAACTGGCGCGCGACCTCCGGCACGTCATCCACGCGCGAGGTGCCACGCAGGCCGTGCTCGATCGCGCCCCGAACGCCTTCGCGCACCGAGTCACGCTCGCCCCCGTGCGCACGACCGGCGGAGCCGTACGGAACGCGGTTGGTCTCGCCCGACTGGCGAGCGGCGGCGGCGGCCAGGATGGCGGCACCGGCGGCGGCCGGCGTCGTGGTCGGCGCGGCGAGCAGGGTGCGAATCTGCTCGTTGTCCACGCCCAGCGACCGGGCCTGTTCGGAGTACTGGAGGGCGTCGGCACGGGTCAGAACCTGGTCCGCGACCACCCCCGGAGCCGGCGCAGGATCGGCTTGACGCTCCTGCTGCTGCGCCGGAGCGGGGTTCACCACTTCGGTCGGGGCTTGCCATTGGGCGGCGATGGCGGCGCGAACGCCCTCATCGCTCACGCTGGCGAGCAGTTGCTCGCGGGTTTGAGAAGCCGGGGTCCCGGCGGGGGTGGGTTGCGGCATGGCGCGGGTTTCCTCGATCTCACAGGGGTGCAAACCGTTGTCCGACCGAACCCCTGCGTTCGGATCGGCGGCGATGGGAGTGAAGGAGCCTTCCCGCAAGGACCACTTGGTCGCGCGGTAGACGGGGATGTCGCCCTCGAAGCGTTCGAGGACGAGTTGTTGGATGGCGTAGCCGGCGGAAGCGGGCGGCGCCGTGCCGGCTGCGACTTCCGCCTCTAAAGTCCGCGCCGCTTCAGACTGACCGAAGCCTGCGACGACGATCAGTTGCCCGTTCTCGAACCGGGCGCTGTTGAGCACTCCCAGGCGATCGGCCAGCGACCAGCGACCGTGCGTGTCCAGCAAGGGCGCGTTACCGGCGGCTACCTGGCTCAGGTCGCAGGCGCCGGGGGTGCAGTCGAGAATTTCGTAGTACGTCCGCTGGTCGATTCCGATCTTCCAGCCAGGCATCAGGATTGGCGTGTCGGTCGCCAGCACCAGCTCGACGGTGCGTGCGACGGAATCGTACGTCGTCGCAGTGGCGACACGGCGCTGCACCCCGGCGGCGACGGAGCGCCGGGTCGAAAGGGCTTGTGGCATTTGGAGCCTCGGTTGCTAGGCGGCGTCCGCCTTGGGAGCGATGTAGCCAGCGGGTGGTTGAAGGCCGCCCGAGCCATTGATGCGACGCGGATCGGCGTCGCTGGTGACGCCCTCCCTGTCGAAGGCCTTGTTGATCAGGGCCTGTTTGGCGACGGCGGTTTCCAAGCTCTCGCCGCGCGCCGTCAGGGCATCGAGAAGCGCACCAGGAATGGCCCGTGCTTCGAGGATTTCGGCCGCAATGTCCTTCAGGGGGTCGACCCACGGGCGCGGCGGAGGCGTCCAGACGGCCGTCACTTTCGCCAGTGCCGGAATGCCGAGCATGAGGGAGGCGCGACGCATCACGCGTTCGAACGTCGGGTCCAGGAGATGGGGAACGATGACGTTGAACGTCCAGTCGTCCAGCAGCTTGTACCAGACCACGATAGCGGCCCGCAGGCTGCTGTAGTTGGCCTGGCTGACGTCGCCGGTCATGACGTGGGCGGGCACCCCGAATGCGGCGGCGATAGCGGTCAGCTCGGCGCGCAAGAAGCCGTCGCCATCGCCCGACGAGGACGGATTGATGACCGTTGGCGCTTCCTCACCGGGAAGGCCGTTGATGATCATGCCAGGCTTCAGGGTCTCCTGAGCCGGGCCGCGTTCCTGTTCCTTGCGCTCGCCCAGTGGCGATGGTGTCACCCCTTCAGGCGGACGCCGGAACAGCGCCAAGCACGCCTGGACCTTCTTCTGGATGCGCACCGACGCCTTGACGTCCTCGACCTCACGAAGGTCACGGATCGCCATGTGGAACCACGGCACGCCCCGGCTCTGTCCGGCGTCCAGCGCCTCGAACAGGTGGTCGACATATTCGGCCGCGATGCGCTCTGGCTGCACCTGGCGCGTGCCCAGAATGTCGCCCGGGTGGTCGGGATAGATGTGGTAGGCGACGCGGACGCCCTGGCGGTCATACTCGACCCCGCCAACGATCCGCCCGCCGCTGTCCAACCGCCTAGTGATGTTGGCCAGGTGGTCGCCCGCCAGTACTTGCACTCGGGCGTCCGGCATGCCGCGATCGGCGCGCCAGACCTGAAGCGCGTCGCCGCGCACGATCATGGTCCGCACCATCATCTTCTGCACGCCGTAGTGGTCGTCACGGCCGTCGACCCGGGTCTTGACGTGCGCGTCCCAGATCTCCTGGGCGAGCGCTGCGACGGCCTTGTCCTTATGATGCGCCCGCGCGGCAATGCCGTCGCCGACCAGCCAGGCGACCAAGTTCCGCACCGCGGTCGCGGCGTACTTGTTGTCGCGGACCATCTGTCCGCAGCGGGCGCGGATCAGCGGCAGATCGTTGATCAGCTCGGCGTCAGGTGACCCGTTTCCCGCCCGCCAGGCCGAGGTCAAGCGCCCCCGTTCGGCGGCGGCGTAGCGGCGCTCGCCTTCCAGCCCCTTCAGCCCATCATAGCCCGCTTTCCAGGCCGCCCGTGCATAGGCTGCCTTCGGCGACACGATGGCGAGCAGATCGGTGAAACCGGCCACGATCAGCAGCCTTCGCTATAGAGAGTGGCGGCGTAGGTCACGCCGTTCGCCGCAGCCTGACGGCCCTGGAAATAGGCCAAGGCCTTGAGCAGGCTATTCATGTCCCGGTAGGTGACTTCGCGGCCGTCGGTCTTGATAGTCAGTTCACCCGACCCGGCGGCTTCCTCCAGGGCGGCGATCTTGGCGGTATAATCCGTCATGAAATCCACTCCCCTTCGATCTCAATCCATTCTTCGGTGCGAACCGGGTTCGCATCCGACGAGGTCGGCGGCTCGGGCTCGGAGACGGGGGTAGCCGCCGCCGTGCTCATCATCAGGTCTTCAAGGTCGAGCTGCGCGGCCTCGGGCGGCTTCTCACGCTCGAACTCCAGCTCGTCCCACATGGCGTCGGGCAGGTTGCGGACGCCCAAACGGATGGCGGCGGCCTCAGCTTGCAGGTGGGTGTCCAGACCCTCGTTGGCCTGGGACGGGTCCTTGACCCACTGGTGGACCGTGAACCCGTCCCGGCGCTTGACTGGCTTGCGACGTTCAGCCGTCAGCTGGCGGAAATACTCGTCGTCCAGGCCAGTCGGGAAGCCGATGTATCCGCGCTCCAGCGGATCGGTCTTTTGCAGGTTGCGATACAGCGCCAGTTTCAGCACCGAGGTGCCGAAGGTGTAGAACCGCCGCGAGTACTTCAGGAGCTGCCCCTGGGCGCCGCGCTCGCGCTTCACACGCTGGAGCAGGGGGGCATGGTCGCTGTTTGCGCCACGAACCATGATCACCCGAGCCGCCGGCCAGCGCCGAGCCCAGGCCCAGACATCCTCGGTGTAGGCGTTGCCGTCGATGGCCAGCATGTCGAGCTGCAGGCGGCGACCGTGAATGTTGGGCCAGCTCTGGGCCATCAGGGCGTCAAGCTGAGCTTGGCATTTCGGGTCGCTGATGTGGCCGTGGAAGACCATGTAATCGATGACGAAGCGGCGTCCGTCGCGGGTGTAGGCGACGATCTGCACCTCGACGCGGTCGCCCTGACAGTCCACGCCCGCGACGACCAGGAGGCCGCCCGCCGGAATCTTGCCCTTGGCGTAGGGCGACTCCGAAGCTCGATCCCGAAGCACCTCCCAAGGAACGGCCTCGCCGGTGGCCTGGTAGGCGCGGCCCACCACGTCGTTCATGAAGGTCTGTTCGGCGGCCGGATCGCCCTTGGCCTTGAACCAGGATCGCGCAATGCGCTCCCAGCTCTGGAGCACGCTGTATGCCGACCACAAGCCACCGAAAGACCGGTGGAAGCGCATCATCTTCGGATTGCGCGGGGTCCACCTGTGGCGGGCCAGCATCGCGCTGCGATGATGCTCCTCGATCTCACATCCGCACTCGATGCAGGTGAAGTGGGCCTTTTCGGGCTCGGCCTCGTCGAGACCCGCCAGCATGTTCTCCCATTCCAGCACCTGGAAATGGTCGCAGTGCGGACAGGGGACCTCCAGCATCTCCTGACTGCCGGATTCCAGGTTCTTGGTGATCCGACATCCCGGCATGATCATCGGGGTGCTGATCTTGACGATCTTGGCGAACTCGTGGGCCTGGCTACGGGTGTCAGCCTGGACCTCGGGGTCGCCGGCCGAGTTCATCTCCCACTTGGCCAGGTCGTCTTGGACCTGACGCTGGACGGTCACCATCGAGAGCGACGCCGGGGAGTTGGCGCCGGAAACCAGCACCGCCCCCAGGCCGTCAACGCGCTCCTTGTAGAGGACGCTGTCGGACCCATCCCGGGACTTCTGGGGGAAGAGGCGGGCCAAGGCCGTGGTGGCCTTCAGCATCGGCGCCAGCTTCATCTTCGACCAACGCTGGGCGTTATCGATAGTCGGGTGGTTGTACATGAAGTCGCCGGGGTCCATGGCCAGCGACCCGAGCGTGAAGATGTTGGCCAGCACCGTGCCGCCCAGCTGGGCTGACTTGCAGACGGTGACGATCCGGCAAGGATCATCCGGGGACATCGCCCGGAGGATTTCGTCGAAGTACGGGAACAGGGCTCGGTTGTACGGACCCGGGTGCGGGCTCTCCCGCTTAGTGAAGACGATGTTCTCGACCGCCCACGCCAGGTAGTCGACCGGGGGCGGCGGCTTGAGCGCGCGGGCCAACGCCTGCTGAACCAGGCGAGCCGCGTTCGCGACGAACAGCTTCACGTCAGACGCCTTCGGACCGGTCGTCCTCGATCACGATCGGCAAACGTTCAGCCGCCCGCTCATAGGCGTCGGACATCCTTGCGCGAACCGCCACGAACTCCGCCCGCAGCAGGTGCAGCACGTCGCGGTTGGGAAGCTCGTGTTTGGCCGAGATCGCCTTGGCGAAGTCGGAAAGCGCGCCCTCGAACACCGTCACCATCGACGCCGCCATGCCCGCCACAGCGGCCTGGACGTCATAGGTGCGGACATAGTCCCCGCGCCCCTCCAGCTCCTTCCGAGCCGCGTCGCGGTTCTTGAACTCGACCTCGCGCAGCTTCTCCCGCTTGATCTGCGCATCGATGGTGTCGCCGCCGACCTGGAAGGTGGCCCCGCCGGCAATCAGCGTCGGCGACTTCTCGAAATTTTCCAGATTGGTCGCCAAGCCGTTGCCGAAGCGCTGGCCGACGTCCGTCCGCTCCCGGATTTGCGCGATGGCGACCGCGACCTTGATCCGCGCCGACCGCCCCTCGCCGTCGATCGCGTCGGGGCTAATTTTGCCCTCAGAAATCATCTGCGAGACGCGGCCGGGCGAGACGCCCAGGTGCTTAGCGAACTCGCCTTTGGGCAGAGTGAGGGCGGCTTCGGCCATGGCTTTAGCTCCCTTCACGAGGGCGGCTTTAGGTCTTTAGGCTTTCCGAGACCGCCCAGACTGGTGAACTAATGCGCTCAGCCTCACCGCATAGGGCCGGGGGCGGGGGAGGACCCGCGCGCCTGGGGCCTAGACCATTGAAAAGGCAAAGGAAAACCCGCCGCGGCTGGGCCGGGCGGGCTGCTTGGCGCGACTTCGACGCCTAGGAACTATATGCCGTTAGTGGCCCCCGATTCGCAAGCCGCCGTTGGCCTTGAGTGCAGCTAAAGCGACGCGGAGCCCACGCTTTAGGGCCTCAAGGTTGGCGTCCCGGGTGTTGCCGCCGCCGCCCAGCGAGCGGATGGTCCGCCCCTCGCCCGCCACCGCCCGAAGGATGGCGAGGGCGCGCCCCGAGGCGTCGGCGTGCTGGACAGCCCGGTCGACACCGGTGAGGCGGACACCCGCATAGGCCTTGAGCAGGCCATGGGCGACCACGCCGTGGGTGCTGGCCCGGATGGCGCGAGGCCGCTCCTCCAGCTGCGAGCCCAGACCCGAACCTGGTCCGCACTCCTCGAACAGCATGCGGTAGGCCAATCCGATCTTGGCCTCCTCCTCGGTGATGGCCTTGGCTTCGAGCAGGGAGGCAAGGCCGTCACGGGCCTTGATCCGGCGCAGGCCCATGGGTGTGGCGGCATCGACCCGATCCGCCGCCCGGCCCGAGGTCGCCGCCTTGACCTGGCGCTCCAGCATCCGCAGCGCCCGCTCCTGGGCGTCGGTGCGACAGCGAACGCCGAGCAGGGCCTCCCGATCTGCCCGCAGCCCGGCAAGGTGCGCCGCCGCCGCCCAGGCCACCGCGCCCGACGCAGCGCCCGTGAGATCGGCGTGGATGGCGCTGGCCACGGCGGCGGCGGCGGCCAGCGCCTCCCGCTTGCCGGCCCTGGTCTTGAACGGCCCCTGCTCCTGGCGGAACGCGGCCAGCAGCCGCGACCGGTGATCCTCGGACAAGCCGAGGTGATCGGCGTTGCGGAGCAGATGCTCCGCCAGGGTTTCGGTTCTTTCTCTCTCGATGAATGTCATTTTAAGACCAAGGGTCAGAAGGGAAGGCAAAGCGACGGACACAGACGGACGGACGGACAGATGAGTGGACGCACACCACTCGCGCCCGCATCACGCCCCCATAGCCACCTACGGCGGCCCAACTGTCCGGAATGTCCGTTCTGTCCGTTTCCGGCGCGAAATCAGGGCCTTAGCGGACGGACATTCCGCGTCGGCCGAACAATCAAACGTCCGGCCCCGGCCCTCGCGCGTCCCCACCGCCCAAACGTGATTGTCCGTCTGTCCGTCAATGTCCGTTCGAGGGGCGATCACTGGTCGTCCTCCGCGTCGGGGTTTTCGGGCCAGACGACGTCGCTGTCGGGGAAGACGTCCGCATAGGGATCGGCGGATTCCAGGCCACCGGCGCCCACGGGGGGCGTAACCGGCGCGGGGGCGGGCGGCGCGTCGGCGTTGTCGGCGGCGCGCTCCTCCAGGGTCTTCAGGCGGATCGGGCCGCGATACTTCCGGCCGCCCGCATCCTTGCCCGCCAAGGCCACCTGGCGGTCGCGCAGGGCGTCGCCGAAGGCCCGGGTGGACATGATCTTCTCGTGGCCCTGTTCCTCGGACCATTCCTTGAAGCTGGCGTAGAGCTCGCCGGACAGCTCGCGCTCGCCCTTGGCGGGCTCGCCGGTCACGCACCGTTCGCTCAGCCAGTCGCCGAACGGGCTGGAGGCCTTGCGGTAGTCCTCCAGCGCATCGCGGTAGCTGTTGGGCTGATCGAGCCCCCTGGCGCACCAGTCGCCGACGCCCTCGATAAGCCAGTTGAGGATGCCGGCGCGCTCCTTGAGCAGCTTGGTCGGGAGCGTCCGGTCGATCTCTTCCTTGGGCACCTGGCGGCGGAAGAGCACGGGGTAGATGCGCCGCCAGATGCCGTCGTCGTCGCCACGGGCCACCGGGAAGGCGTTGCACTCCCAGAACAGTTTGGCGATCGGACGAAACTCGATGGGTTTGGCGTTGAGGTCGCGGGCCTGGATCGGCGTCCCCGAGGTCCAGGCCTTCAAGCGGCCTTCGTTCAGTTTCGAGCCCCGAGGCGGTTCCGAGAGCACGGCCAGGCGAACGTCGCCGCTGAGGGCGATCAGGTCGGGAGACGGCCCCGATCCATTCTGGATCCCGCCCTCCAGGAAGGTTTGGGGCGTGCCGGCCATGCCGTAGCTGCCCAGGGTCTCCCGCGCCGCGTCCAGCAGGGTGGACTTGCCGTCCCGCCCACGGCCCTGGGCCAGGAAGAACGCCTGCTCATAGGTGCAGCCCGTGCTGGAATAGCCCATCAGGCGCTTGAAGTGGCCGCGCTCCTCCGGGTCGGCCAGGCTCTCCTGGGCCACGCGCTTGTAGAGCGGCGCGTCGGCAGCCTTGTTGTACGCCACCGTCGTGCATCGCGTGATCCGGTCGGCCGGTTCATGCGGCTGGAGCCGTACATCGAACTTGCCGGGCTTGCCGCCAGCTGGTGGCGTCCAGCGCATCTTCACCGTGCCGTTCAGGCAGTTGATGGCCATGGGGTCGCGGTCAAACACGTCGATTTCGACGGTCAGGTATGACTGGGCCTGGCGGAGCATAGCCGAGGTCTTGCCCGCCGAGCCGGTGTCGTTGGCGAACCGGAAGAAGTCCTTGGGCGGCACGCGGTCCTTGACGTGGTCCCACAGGGCAGGGATCAGGCGCGAGGTCTCGTGGGCCAGCCGGCGGGCCAGGTCTTCGCCGTGCTTGCGATCCCAATACTTGCCGTTGAAGCCGACCCAACCGCCGCCGAGCTGGAACAGCAGGCGCGAGTGCTTGGAGTCGACCTGGCCGTCCTTGCCCACGGCGCCACCCGCCAGCAGGATAAGCCGCATGGCGTTGCCCAGATCGTTGAGCGGAAACCCGGCCATGTCCTCGGGGCTCACCCCGGCCGGGACTTCGGTCACGTCCGCGCCGAATGGATTGTCTTTGTCGGCCACTACGCACCCCTCCCACTACGTCCGGCGTTGAAGCCCCGCGCGCCCGCGCTGGGGCGCAGGATGCGAACCTGGTTCGCACCCGCCTTCCGCCACCCCTGATCGGCCAAACCGCCGTAGAATCGCGCCGCCGCCTCGCCCTGGAGGTCGACCCTCGCCGTGCCGCCCCAGGCCTTGCGCGACCTCAGCGGCGGGTTCTCCAGGTCACCGCGGACGGCGATAAACGCCGTCCCGATGCCCGGGGCGGTCCAGGGCGGGTTGTCCGGATCGAGGAACGGCGTGCGCGGATCGACCCGCCCCCAGCGATCCCCGAGAGCCGCGCCGGACAGCGTGGTGCGTAGCGGCGCGATCACCACGCCCATGTCGTGTTCCGCCTCCACGGCGCTGGAGCCGAGCGCCCAGGCGTCCTGAAAGTCCGTCGTCACCACGACGTCGCCGCCGGCGCCCCAGGGGACAAGCACCGCCACGCGCCCGGCGGGGTCGCCGACGAAGTCCGTCAGGCCGTCGTTGCGCGGGTCCAGCGGCAGGATGGCCAACGCGTCGGGCAGGTCGTCGAGGCCGCTGCTCAGAGGGACCAGGATCGCCGGGCCCGTCTCGTCGCCGATCGGCGCGCGCTGATAGGCCCTCAGCCTGCCCACGGCGTGGGGAAGGCCCTGCGCGTCCAGCCCATGGATGCGCAGCCAGGATCGGAACAGGCCACAGTCGGCCGGCCGCGCCGCGTCCCACAATTGGCGCGCGCTGCGGATATCGACCGCCCGTTCCGCCGCTGACGCCTCGACGCGCGGCGCGCGCCGTTGAGCAGGCTGGAAAGTCGGCCGGTCTGGAGCCGAGGTCGGGTGGAGCCCGCCCTTGTCCAGCCCGCGATCGACGGTGCCCTCCACGTCCTTGAGCGTCCACGGTTTGCCGCGCGGCGCCATGCGCATGCCGGCGTCGATCAGGGCAGCCCGGCCGTAGGCGTGTTCGATCTCGTTGCCCGCGATCCGCGCGCCGATGAAGGCGGCATAGCCGAACAGCGCTTCGTTTTGGCCGCCCGGCGGCGTGGCCGCGATGCGGGCGCAAGTCGTCGCCAGGGTCGCTTCGCCGTACTTGGTGGCGCGCCCCTCGATGATCGTCCTCGGCTGCGACGGCGGCCTATGTTCGGCCTCCGGCGCGGGCATAGCGGCCTTGAGCAGCCATTCGGGCGCCGCCGCAAACGGGATATCCCATGGCGCGCGACCTTGCGCCCAGGTGTAGATGCGCCCCGGCGGTATGCCCTTTTTCTCGTCGCCCGGGTGCACCGACGGCGGCGCGACCACATAGCCGCCGTCGCCGCGCACATCGATCCCTGGCCCGATCTTGGAGGCCGAGTTGCGCAGCGGCCAGGTGTCGTCCCAGGCGAAGAACAGCTGTCGCCCGCCGCCGGTGATCTGCTCCGGCGTGACGGGCAGGGGGCCATGCACGGCCACCAAGGCCGCGAGGCCGTCCTCGGCCGTCTGGCCGTCCAGATCGAACACCCAAACGCCGGAGATCGGGCCGGTGGCGATGCCGATGTTCGAGTTTGGGCGGGGGCGGATGACCAGGCCGGGCGGCGGCTTGTCCTTTGCGTCCTCCGCCACCTCCTTCACGGGGAGCACGCCACGCCCGGACCAGCGACCTGCGATCAGCTCGGCGTCGAGGGTGGCCGCGTGAAGGCCGGTCGACCAGCCGTACGGCTTCTTCAAACGGGGCTGGAGCGGGAAGACGGCCAGGCCGAGCTGGGCGAGGCGGAGGGCTTCGTCGGCGAAGGTCATGCCGCCTCCCGCGCCGCGAACGCAGCGTCCGAAGGTCGATAGAGGCGTGTCTTGGTTCCCGGGGGGATCGGCACCGTGGCGGGGTAGTAGGCGTCGCCGATGCGCGCCATGAACCGCCGGGGCCGCAACACCGGCTTCAGCCAGATGAACCACGCGTAGAAGGTCGCGGTGCTGCCGTCGTCCTCGTACCGGCCCTTGTGCATCGGCAGGCGCTCGGAGAACGGCGCGAAGATGGTCAGCGGGCAGTCACGGTAGAGCAGGGTGTACCGACCCACCGTCTCGAGAAGTGCGGCCCGCATCAGCAGGGCGACGCCCCTCAGCGCCCGGGCGTAGGCCCGGCGGATGAACAGCTCGATGTCCAGGAAGGGCGGATTGGTGACGATCCAGTCCGCCACGAACGGCGGCGGGGCGTCGGACCGGAAGTCGTACAGCGGGTAGCCCGATCCGTACCGATAGGCGTCGCTGACCACCAGCTGGGGAGCGTAGTCGCTCAGGCCGTGGGTCATGTGCAGCGCGCCGCACGCCGGTTCCCACCAGCGCCCGACGGGACGCGGATCGAACCGACGAACCAGCTCGCCACCGGCTCGCGCGCCCCACGGCGGCGTCGGGTAGAAGTCGGTGTCGTCGACAGCGGGCAGGCGCGAGGCCATGACCGCGCGGAAGTCGGCGGGCCTATCCATCGGCGCACTCGTCGCCAAGCTCGTCGTCTTCAAGCTCGTCGCCAGCGGCGTCGAGGTCATCAAGCCAGTCGATGGCGTACTGGGCGACGTACTCAAGCCAGGTCCGAAGTCGCTCCCGAGCCCCCCCGTCGATCATGGCTGGGCGACCATTACCGGCGGCGCGGCGCTCGTCAGCGCCCAGCGCCCGCCGACCAGGGCGACGCCGGCGCGTTTGCCGACGGTCAGGGGTCGGGCGCTCTCGATGTAGGCGGTGTTGCCGTCGCCCAGCGCGACGGCCGCGCCGTGGCCGCCATGCCAGGTCAGGAAGGTGCGACAGACGAAGCCGCGCGGCAGGTGCGGCCCCAGGGAGACGGCCTGACGCTTAGGGCGCCCAGCCGCGATCCGGGCCGCCAGCAGCACCGTCTTGGCGGCTCGCCCGCCACAGATCGGCAAGACTTCGGCGATGCGGGCCAGGCCGCGCGCGGCGAGCCGCAGTTCAACCTCCAGCGCCTTGTCCAGAAGGCCGATCTGGGTCTCCACCCAGGCGGTGGAGCGCGACAGCGTGCGGGCGATGGAGCCCACGCTCATCTTGGCCCGCAACAGGGTCTGTAGCGCGTCGAGGTCGACGGCGAGGCGTCTGGACGGCGCAAGCGCGGCGGGCTGCGTGACGGCCCTCATCCGAACACGTCGGCGCGGGTGCGCTCGCCCTCGGTCAAGGCCTTGGACAGGCGCTCGCTGGCGACGACCACGCGGTCGACCAGCTGGAGGCGCAAGGCCGGCGGCGAGGCGTCGTCCACGAACATCCGCGCGATCGGCAAGTAGTCGGCGGCGGCCTCCCATGCCGTGCCCACCGGGCAGGACTTGGCTGAGATCACGTTGACCTGGCCGCGCACGGCGGCGATCCGGATGGGCAGGGACGGGACAGCGTGGTCGGCGTCGACCACCATGGCGTCGCGATAGTCACGAACTAGGTTCGCGGTTTCTTCGGCCAGGGCCAGCCAAGCGTCGAGACGGGCGGAGCGGATCATGCCGGCACCGTCGGTTCGAAATCCGCCCGGGTGATCGCGCCCTTGGTGAAGGCCTCGACCCGCGAAATGAATTCGTCGTCCGGGATCGTGCGCTGCGGGTCCGAGAACGGCAGGCACACCAGCCGGACATACTCGTGCGATCGGCCTAGCGCCTGGCCAGCGGCCTTCAGGCGGAGGTCCCGTTCCCAAAGGAACAGGGCCAGTTTCGGGCGGAGGATGGGGTCTGGAGCGGCTTCCACGGTCGACGTCCTGATTCGAGTCGACACAATGAATGAAACTGCTTCGTTGATTTTATCAACGAAAACGTTTCATAGAATGAAACCATGCTGACGCTCGTCGCCATTTCACGTCCTGCGCATGTTGTCGCCATGACAACGAAACGCGATGACCGGGACGAATTGATCTTGTGGGGCCGCGCCTTAGCGTCCGTCCGCAATGAGCGCGGCATCAATCAGGCCGACGCCGGAGCTGCGTTTGGTACGGCGCCGGGCATTTCGTCGCAGGCCTGGGGGCAGTACGAAGCAGGCAATCGGCCCGGCATCTTTCGGCCCGACGTGCAGAGCAAGCTGGCCGCCGCCCTGGGCGCGACCGTCGAGGATCTACTGGACGCCAAGCGCCGCTTGGCCGGCGATCCGCCCAACCCTCGGATTCCCGGCGACCCGCGTCCTGTGGCCCCTCGCGGCGCAACCACCGGGCTCTACATCCGCGACACGGTGCAGGCCGGGGCGTTCCTGGTGGCCAACGACCTGTCGCAGGAGGAGCCGACCCTGTACCCCCACGCGTCGGACGGCCGCTATCCGCACGCCGACCAGTGGCTGTCGCGGGTCCGAGGGGACTCCGTCAACCTCCTGGGCATCTTCGACGGCGACTTGGTCCACTGCGTGTCGACCACCGATATCGCTTACACGCCAAGGACTGGCGACATCGTCGAAGTCGAGCGGACCCGATTTGGCGGTCAGATGCGCGAGCTGACGCTCAAGCAAGTCGAGGTCACGCCCAACGGCCCTATGCTGTGGCCCAGGTCCACCAACGAACGCTTCCGCGAGCCCGTGTCGGTGACCGAGGGCGCCGACCACGGCGAAGAGCTGGAGGTCCGGATTAGAGGCCTCGTGGTCGGCTCGATCCGCCGCTACTAGCCGTAATAGACGTCCGCATCCGTCGCCGCTGCTTCTGGGTTCTTCGGCTCCGAAGGCGGCTCCGACACGCCTGCTAGGCGGCGCTCGATGTCCATCAGCCTTCGCTCGACCATGCCGAACAGCCGGACCCAGAAGCCGATCGCGATCAGCGATCCACCCAGGACCGCGCACATTCCCGCGAATGCCGCCTGGCTGGCCAACGCTCCGAACGCGGCCAAGCCAAAGAACACCGCTCCAGCGATGAAGAACCCGACTCCGGTCCCAATCCGAGCTGCCGCAACGCCCATCCCCGCTCGCTCCTGAAACCGTTGTGCCCTCTTAGAAGGCCCATGCGTCAGCGTCGGTCGCAATGGTCCAAAACGTTTCGTGAAACGATTTGCTTTCATTTCATCGTTGACAGTTTCAACGAAACCGTTTCGTTTCACCGCAACCTCTCGCCGATCCGCTTCGCCCTTTCGCGTCGCTCGGAACGCCCGGATGGCCTGATCTCTCGCATGGGGCGGGTGAGGGCCAGGGATCGGGGAGGGGCCGGGGAACACCTTCATGATCCAGGTCTCGGAAACCACCGGCGCGGGCGCGGAGCCTGAGGCGCGCGCCGTTCATCCTGTCGACGTCCATGTCGGCCACCGCCTGCGCGCTCGCCGCAAGCAATTCGCCATCACTCAGGAGAAGCTGGCCGCCGCGCTGAACATCACGTTCCAGCAGGTGCAGAAGTATGAGCGAGGCAAGAACCGCATCAGCGCCTCGATGCTGTACGTCGCCGCTCGCTTCCTGAAGACCACGCCCGGCTGGTTCTTCGAGGGCCTGGCGTTTGACGACGGTACCGACTTGGTCGCCCAGGTCGACGCGGCCCGGCTGGAGCCTGTTGTCGCGCTCGCGGGCCTCAAGGGCGGCTACGAGCTGGCCCGCGACTTCGGCAGCCTGGCCGAGGACGAGCGCCGCGTGGTGTCGAAGCTGGCGCGAGGCCTCGCCGCCATCGCCGAGCAACCCCGGGCAGGTCTCCAATGACCCGCCCCGTCCGAACCGGGTTCGCATGGGAGCGCGACACCAGCGCCCCGTTCATCCACATCAGCTGGGACTATCGCCGCGGGCCGACCATCAACTGGATGGGCACGCCCGCCGGTCGACGCTTGGCCGTCGCCGTATCAGTGGCGATCTGGGCCGTGGTCATCGCCCTGGGCGTCGTCGCCATGCGCGGCTGCGGGAGCTTCGCCTGATGGCCGCCCTCGCCCGCACCCCTGCCGCCGGCGCATCCGTCGCCTCGCCGTTCAAATCACCCTTCCGGTCCGGACGGGTCGTCGGCGTGCGCTACAGCCAGTTCGCCCCCAAGCCGCTGCTGGAACAGACCCTCTATGGTCCGCCGCTGGACGTCGCCGTCGCGACCATCTGCGACGTGCTGGACCGTCACCCGGGCGAGCTGAAGGTCACCGAGGTCGAAAGCGGCGCCCTGGCGATCACCTGCCGGATGCGGCCGACCGCGCCCGCCGACCTGCGGCCCGGGTCCGACCAGGTCGTGGCCGTGGTCACCGGGATCACCGCGCCCCAGTTCGCCGTCGCCCTGCTGGAAATCCAGCGGCCCAACTACGTGATGGTGGCCCGATGACCCTGCACCACCAGCGGCCCTTCACCGAGGGCATGGAGCTGCGCGTCATCCGCAAGCCCCGCATGCCCAACGACGCCAAGCCGCCGTTCGCGGTCGGCGACGTCGTCCTCTGCGACCGCGTCACCGACGCCGGCTCGATCCTCACCAACAAGCACGGCGGGCTGTTCAACCCCCGCACGTTCGAAAGGGCCTGACGATGGACCTTCAAGCCACCCCCATCTCGCCGATCGCGCTGGAGAACGATGCCCTGCTGCAGGTCATCGCCCGCCTTCAGGACGAGCCGGACGCCGACTTCTCCTCGAAGAACCTCGCGACCCTGACCGGGCGCCTGGCGACGAACATGTCCCGCACCCTGGACCGCATGGTCGAGGGCGGCCTGATCTTCCGCGATCCCAAGCCCGAGCTGACCAGCGACGGACGGGAGGCCCTGGAAGCCTTGAACCGCGCCCGCAACGCCGAGCTGTCGGCCGACGGCGTCGGGGAGGGCGGCGTCCCGACCGGCCTTCACGCCGAGTTCGATCGCAACCCCGACCAGCCGCGCAAGAAGTTCAATCCGGACAAGCTGGAGCAGCTGGCCGACACCATCGAGGCGGTCGGCGTCCTGGAGCCGATCCTCGTCTGGCCGCCGAACGACGCGGGGCTGAAGATCATCTGGGCCGGCGAGCGGCGCTGGCGCGCGTGCGGCATCGTCAATCAGCGGCACGACGATCCGAACAGGGTTCGCATCCCGTACGTCACTCGCGCCCCGACCGAGGAGGAGAAGGCGGCGCTGATCGCCGAGGCCGCCGAGCTGGCGCTGATCGAGAACGGCCAGGGCGAAGACCTGACCTCTTTCGAGAAGGCCAAGGCGCTGCGGACCATGGTGCCCAGCCGCTACCCGTCCGCCCGCGCCGCCGCCAAGGTCATCGGCGTCCACGAGAAGACCGCCCAGGACTGGCTCAGGGCGCTGGCCGAGCTGCCGCCCGCCGTGCTGAAGCGCTGGGAAGACGACGAGCTGGGCTGGCGCGAAGTCCGCGACATCCTGCGCCCGGCGCCGGTGAAGGCGACGGAGACGGACCCGGCGCAGATCGACATCGAGGAGGTGACGGGCGGTCGGGCTGAAGCAGGGAGCGCGCAACCGTCCGCCGGCCTGACGCTAAATGACAAGATCAACGCGGGCGTAGCCCAGGCGCGGGCGACCGCTGCCCTCGCCCGCGCCGAATACTTCTCCACCGCCGTCAAGGAGGCCGCGATCTCGGCCGCGCGTACCGCCGAAGGTGGCTATCCGTCGATCGTGAACGCCAAGCTGTCAGGGACGACGACGGTCGACGGCGAAAGCTGGCCAGAGTCTCCCAGTGAGAACCTGTCGACGCCGTGGACCGACTACCCTCGTGCTGCGATCAACCTGACCGTCTCCAGCAACGGACGATGGTTCGCCGCCACCAGCACCCAGGCGGGCGGCCCCGACTACAGCGGCTCCGGCTCACCGCCTCACGTCTATACTCATGACCCCGTCTTCCCTAGCCGTGCCGACGCACTGGCCTTCGCCGCCGCGAAGATCGTCGTGCGACTGGGGGTCAACTGGGGCAACAAGCGCAAGCTGAAAGACTGGCTCGCCGAGCTGACTTCGCAGGTCGAGCCGATTGCCGAGGCAGCCCGCAGCGCGGCCCAAACTCACATGGATGCTCTGGTCAATGGCTTCAGCGAGAAGCTGGAGCTGGCGCTGCTGGAGGTCGAGGACAAGGCGTCGAGGGACCCGCAGGTGCTCACCTCGATCAAAGGCAAGCGCACCGAGGGCTGGGCGGCGATCAGCGAGAAGCCGGTGGGTGGGGCGCTCCCCACGCTGGTCGAGCGCGGGCTGCTTGAGATCGACCACTTGGGCGACCGCTGGTTCATCCGCGTCGTCCCAGGCGGGGAGGGCGCGGCTTGGATCGCCGAGCACACCTTTGCGGGGGAGGACGGACGGTATCCGCGCG